CAACGAGCATGAAGAATCGAGATGTGGAGACGCTTCCTGGCGGTATTTCGTTTGTTGATGGTGGCAGTCAGGGAATCAAGACTGCATTTGAGGTCAACCTCAATCTGCAACACTTGTTAGGTGACATACAGGACTGTCGTGAGCGTGTGCGTGGCGCCTTCTACGCCGACTTGTTCCTGATGCTGGCAAACGCTACAGACACTCGCATGACGGCGACCGAAGTCGCAGAACGCCATGAAGAGAAGTTGTTAATGCTTGGCCCTGTCATCGAGCGTCTCCACAACGAACTGCTTGATCCGTTGATCGACATCACATTCACGCGCATGGTTGAAGCGAATCTTATACCGCCAGCGCCACCAGAACTACAGGGAATGGATCTCAATGTTGAGTTTGTGTCCATGCTAGCGCAAGCGCAGCGCGCAATTGGAACCAACAGCGTTGATCGATTCGTCGGCAACCTTGGCGCAATTGCACAAATGAAACCAGAAGTGTTGGACAAGTTTGACGCGGATACTTGGGCTGACTCGTACAGCGACATGCTTGGCGTTGATCCAAACCTGATCGTCGCTGGCAAGCAAGTTGCATTGATTCGCGATGCCCGCAACAAGGCAATGGCCGCCAAAGAACAGGCTGCGATGATGCAGCAACAATCGTCTACCGCAAAGAATCTTGCTCAATCACCAACTGGTGGCGGCGACAAGAACGCTTTGATGGATGTAATGAATCAATTCTCAGGCTATTCATCGCCTTCACCTTCTCAAGTCTAAGGAAACACAATGGCACACAACTCATCACTCTTGTACGGCAATTCAGACAGCGCAGATGTTGGCGCCGCGTCTATGTTCATCACCAAATTGATGCATGCATCCACCGCAATTCACATGCAACATCTCATGGTCGAAGGCACAGGCAGTTTTGCGGCGCACATGGCGCTCGGCGTCTACGACTCACTGCGTGACGCGACTGACGGTCTTGCCGAAGCGTGGATGGGATGCACTGGTCAAATGTTCAAGTTCAGCGGCGGATCATTTGAACTTGCATCCAGCGGTCTCGCAGAAGTGCAAAAGATCTACGATTACATCGAAAATAGTCGCATGGCAATGGGTAGCGAAAGCCACATTCAAAACGAAATCGACGGCATTTGCACACTATTGTCAAGCGCCCTCTACAAACTTACACGCCTCTCATAAGGAATAAACAATGGCAATCCCATCAACACTAGCATTTGCAAGCGCACCAAACAGTTTTGATTACGCAGCCGTTGTAACAATTAGCGATTCAACTGTAATTCCATTGACAAGGGGTTTAATGCTTACGCACAGCGCCGCTGGAACAGTGGTTGTGACAATGTTTAACGGTGACAACTGCACATTCAATTGGCATGGAGCAACGACAATGATTCTTCCTATTCGATGCACAAAGGTATTGAGTACGGGAACAACTGCTGCTGCAAACTTTGTTGCTTTGTATTGACGGTACCCATATCAATTTTGACATTGATAAAGTTCTGATGTGACGAATTACGATCCGCTCGATCTCAAGGGTCAGGAACGCGAGAAGGCTGACAAAGACCTGCGCGCCAAACTGACCAAAGAGAACGAGGAAACGGATTTGAAGTGGATGATGGGAAACAAGCGCGGTCGCAGAATTCTGTGGCGGCTCTTGGATCAGGCTGGCGTGTTTCGTTTGTCGTTCGACCACAACACCATGCAAATGGCGTTCAACGAAGGCACTCGAAACAGTGGATTGAGAATGTTGAACATGATTCACGCGGTAGCACCAGAACTCTACCCAGTGATGTTAAAGGAACAGAATGACGCAAGAATCAATGATGACGGACGCAGCGACAACAACTAACGAAGCGGCTGTTATCACCCAAGAATCTGCGAAAGCAGATGTCACTACTACGGAGACTGGTAAGACCCAGCAAGTCGCGGATGCGACCGCTACTGGCAATGCCGATGGAGACAGTAAGGAAGCCGTCAAGACTGAAGAAGTCAAGACTGGCGCTCCTGAAAAGTACGAATTTAAGGCGCCTGAAGGCCGTAACTTCGACAACGAGGTGATCAACACATTCTCGGAAGTCGCTAAGGAATTGAATCTCAATCAGGAGTCCGCGCAAAAGGTATTGGATCGAGTCGGCCCAAAGATGGTTGAAAGACAAATGGCTGAACTTGAAAAGATCCGCAACGGTTGGATTGACTCTTCCAGGTCTGACAAAGAGTTTGGCGGTGACGCAATCACCCAAAATCTCTCTGTCGCAAAGAAGGCTCTTGACACCTTTGGAACACCTGAACTGCGAACGCTACTCAATCAGTCTGGTCTTGGAAATCATCCTGAGTTGATCAGGTTCTTCTACAGGGCTGGAAAAACGATCAGCGAAGATTCTTTCGTAGGCACATCTGTTGGCGCTGGCTCCGCAAAGGGTCAACCAAGAGACTTTGCTTCGCAAGCGTCGATGCTGTATTCAAATCAAAACCCTCGCTAAACACCTAACAAAGGACACTAAACTATGGCTACTCTCGCAACTACAAATCTTACTTTGGCTGACTGGGCGAAACGAACCGATCCAGATGGACGGATTCCAGTTATCGCAGAACTTCTGTCGCAAACCAACGAAGTCTTGGATGACTGCGTGTTTAAAGAAGGCAACTTGCCAACTGGCGACCGCGTAGTAGTCCGAACAGGTCTTCCAACCGTGTACTGGCGCGCCTTGAATCAAGGTATTCCAAGCACCAAGTCAACGACTGCACAAGTCGATGAGGCGTGTGGCATGTTGGAAGCGCGTTCAGAAGTTGACAAGGATCTTGCAATGCTCAACGGCAACACGGCTCAATTCCGTTTGTCAGAAGACACTGCGTTCTTGGAAGCAATGAACCAAACTCAGTCAACAACTTTGTTCTACGGCAACCCAGCCACTGAACCAAAGGCGTACCTTGGTCTTGCTGCTCGTTACTCCAGTTTGTCTGGCGGCAATTCGCAAAACATCTTGAGCGCTGGTGGTTCTGGATCTGACAATACAAGCGTATACCTTGTAGTTTGGGGTGACAATACCGTGTATTGCCCATTCCCTAAGGGTTCCAAGGCTGGTCTGATCCACGAGGATCTTGGCGAGCAAACCGTGTTTAACACTGACGGTCGTATGCAAGCGTATGCGACTCGTTACCAATGGAAGAACGGTCTTGTTGTAAAGGATTGGCGTTATGTTGTTCGCATTCCAAACATCGATGTTTCTGATTTGATTGGTCAAACTGGTACACAGGCTTCAAATGTTTCCACAAACATCATCAAGTTGATGGCTCGTTCTTTGTACCGCATTCCAAACATGGCAATGGGCCGTGCAGCGTTTTATATGAACCGTACTGTTCACTCAGGCATGGCAATTGCCGCGCTTGATAAGAGTCAGTATGTGTTGAAGGTCAACGAAGGTCTGTCACAATTCGGCAACCCATACAGTTGGTTGTCGTTCCTTGGCGTTCCATGTCGTAAAGTCGATGCAATCATCAACACGGAATCTGTTGTTTCCTAATTCAAGTCTAAGAAAGGACAAATAAAATGATTACTGATAATTACCTCCGTCTCTCTGGCGATACAACGACTGGTTCAGCATCTGGTCAAGCCATTACTGCTACTGCAAATTCCACCAATGTCATCGATCTTTCTATTGCTCGCGATATCGGTGAAGGTGAAGATTTGTATGCAACATTTGTTGTAGGTTCTGCTTTCACTGCCGCTGGTGCTGCAACCATGACGGTTGCGCTTGTTGTTTCTGCTGCCGCAGCATTGACAAGTCCAACGACATTGCAGACTACTACTGCAATTCCTGTTGCAACATTGGTTTCTGGTTACACCTTTGCGTTTCGTCTTGATCCAATCATTGCTTCAAAGGGTCTTCGTTATCTAGGAGTGATCTACACGATTGCTACTGGCCCGATGACTGCTGGAACATTGACTTGCGATATTGTAAATGATATCCAAGACGGTCAAAAGTTCTACGCTTCTGGTTTCACTGTTGTTTAATTTGGTAGGATACGAATATGGCTCAATACAAAGCAAAAGTTAAATGTTTCGTAGACAACTCTCTTCGTAATGAGGGAGATGTGTTTGAATACAACGGCAGTCCAAACCACCATCTTGAATTTGTGAGTGGTATCAACAAGGCTGAAGCGGAAATCCAAGATGGATCTGAGATCTCACGATCAAAGCCAAAGGGTAAACGCAATGCCGCCGACACTTCTGCTGCTTGAGGTTTGTATCTAGTTTCTGAAGTTGCCCCAAAAGCGAGGGGAGCAGTTGATTCCTGCTCTCCTCGTTTCTTATCAGGAGATCTCGCATGGCTTCGCAAGTTGACATTTGTAATCTCGCGCTGGCGCATTTAGGCGACAACGCAACTGTTTCCAGCATTGATCCGCCCGAAGGTTCCGCGCAAGCGCAACACTGCAAGCGTTTCTATTCCATCGCTCTTGACAGCCTGTTGGAAATGCACTTCTGGAACTTCTCAGTTCGACGAGTCGTGTTGCCACTCTTGACGACAGTATGGGATCAGTGGAAGTACGCGTACGCGGTTCCTGGCAATTCGATCAATTTCATTTCAGTCATGCCATCAGATGTGATTGATGATTACTCGACTCGATTTGTTCCAACTGATTCTCCTTCGTTTGGTCACAACTATTCGCCAGTTATTGCTGGCGGTCGATATTCACCGCAGCCGTACACAGTGGAAACGCAGGCTGACGGATCACAAGTCTTGTTGACAAACCAAGAGAACGCAATCTTGCGATACACGGTTCATGTCACGGACACGACACTATTCTCACCGCTATTTACCTTGACATTGTCGTGGCATCTTGCCTCGATGCTGGCAGGGCCAATCATTAAGGGATCTGAAGGCGCCGCAGAAGCCAAGCGTTGCACTCAGATGATGGCTGGATACTTGGCTGAGGCTCAATCGTCTGACGCAAACCAGCGCAGCATTAAGCCTGAACACATTGTTCCTTGGACGGCTGGGCGCTAACGATGGCGACAACACGAACATTCAACCGATCATTTTCTGGCGGCGAGTTGTCACCAGAAATGTTTGGTCGAATCGATGACACAAAGTTTCAATCGGGCGCAGCCAAGTTGCGTAACTTTGTTGCCTTGCCGCAAGGCCCTGCCGTAAATCGACCAGGCACGGCATTTGTGCGCGAAGTTAAATACAGCGCTAAGAAGACTCGAC